CCTCGAATCGCACTTGAAGATGTTGCAGCCGCAAGTATTTTACTGCCGTTTTCTAATTCTAAAGAACCTTTGTTCCAATTTAGTACACCTTGTTGTAACCATTTAGGTAAATTTTCATATGCAAGTTGTAATCTGCCTAATAAATCTCTAGCAGTTGATGATTTGTTTGCAAGTATAGCAACGTTTATATTGTCATTGAATATAACTTGATGTAATAGATATGCAATAATTGTAGTTGACTTACCTGACTGCCTAGGTAGTTTACAAATAGAAAAACGATTATCATGGAATGTATTGACCATTTTCTCCTGAAAAGGGTACATATTAAAAGGTACTAGACCTTCATCAATGTTTACAATTTTAGTATAAGTTTTTATAAAGTGTATAGGATCTTCCATACACTTTGCGATTTCTCTAACTTGTTCTTCGGTATAACTTTGTTGTAGATTTGCTTTATATAAATTAGGATTACCTAGATATGCTTCAGTCATATTTGTGCTCCTCAGGATTAAAGCCATCTTTAAATGTTTTATCTTCCTCAGGAGTTACGTTCTTATTTTTATTCTTTAACATTTTATGTAATTCTGCTGAAGACCCAACAAATAAAGCTTGTTTTATATTCGTACTTGTTTTATTAGGTACGTCTTTAAGTGTTTTAAGTTTACCTTGTAAGTCTTGTAGTTTGTCAACCGTATCAGCAACTTGTTTGATTAAGTTACCTGCAACTTCGTATGCTCTAGGGTGTTGACTTTCATTTGCAATATCTAATATACCTTGTATGGCGTCTTGTCCTCGTTCAATAAGATTATAATAGTTTTCTCTACTATATTTGTAATCGTTATCAACGTCTTCTTTTTCTTTATCTTCCATCCTAGGAACAGGTGGAGTAAATTCTTTTTTGACTACAGCTTTAGTCGCTGGTTTCTCGTTAGAGATACCCAGGGCTTCGTTTATTTTCTCGTCTATGCTCATAATTATGCGTCACTATCTGTACTAGGATTATAATTTTTAGAATCCGTATAGGTACTTATAGTTGTAGTAAACCCGAAATCGTCATCAGCGTCAGCCGATGTTGGATTAGGTACAACAACAATTCTTTCTTCTCTTGTAGGACTTCCTGTAGTATCTGAATATAAATCAGTTTGTGTTTCTTTAATAACTTTACTAGAATATATAGGACCATATAGATAAGTTTTTGCTGTAAAGTTTAATGTGTAGTTTACTGCTCGTCTTTGTGTAAATGCACCATCATATGTATCCTGATAATCTACACTATTTAAAGTTATAGGTACATCTCTTTTTATACCCATAGTTGGTATTGCATTTATTGTAACCGTATAGTCTGGTTGAAAGTATGGTAATATTTGTTCTATGATACATAAACCATCTTCAGCAGTTGCTGTAAATGAATATAAATTAAATGACAAGTTATATGGCACAGGATTATATTGATAGTATTGTTTACTTGCGTCTGAAGTGTTTACATTTTTAAACTTACCAACTCTTTGTAATTTACGAGATGAGTCATAAGATAGACCAGCAATTTCAAAACCCATACGTGGTAATGAGATTGCCATTTCTCTTTGTTCTAAATTAGGTTGTTGTTCTAATCTTGTTAAAAACTTTTCTTTAGGCGAATATGCAAGAGGTACTTTTAATCTTTGTATAGTACCACCATCACTATCTTGTCTAACAATGACAATGTTATTAAAGATTGTACCAAATGCTACAACAATCTTTCTTAATGACTCGTGGTAAAATTGTCTTCCAAACATTATGTTTCGTCAACCTCTCCGAAAGGGTTTCTTTCTGTAAAGTCTAATATATCATCGCCTGTACTTGCAGTATCAAACCCAGCGTCTGCATTGTAAGTGGCGTTGTCAGCGTAATCTCTAGTTTGTGTTGCAAGATTTATTGCCTCATGTGTTTCTGCCAATAAGAAGTTATGAGTTTTCAATGTTAAGTCTGAATCCTCTAATAAGATACCACCACCATCTTCTAATGTTAATTGATGTTGTAATTGATCTATAGATAATCTATCTTCAGCAACATCAATTTCAGGTCTACCAGTATCAAGTTTTTCACTAGAATATTCAAATCTAGTTGTTCTTAATTTATATACAGGTAAGTTACCTAGTTGAAAGAATGGTTCCTGATCTTCTACGAATTGTATCTCAAAAAAACTATTCATCAAAGGTACATAAATTAAATCACCTTCGTTAGGTCTACCATCTACAATACTATTTGCTTTGTTATCAACTTGATTTTGCCATCTTCTTTTTGCAATTACAAATGTTGTATCTTCTCTAATTTCTAAACCAAATTTAGATACTAATTCTTGTTCACCACTAAAACCTTCAGTAGTTTCCATGTACATTTCAATCATGTAAGATTGGTCAAATTTAGATAGGGTATCTTCTCCTAAAACTAAATCTTTATTGACTAATGTTCTTGGTAAGTAAAAATTATCTAGGCCGTATATCTTTAGACCTTCTATGATTAAATCTTCATGTAATCTTTTTTCTGATTGATTACCAATTCCATTGCCACCTTGAAAGTGATGATTAACTGGCATGGCATTATCCTATCATGTAAGTTACAGGCGTTTCGTATGTGCCTCTTATTTCTTCTTCTAATTTTCTTATGTCTTCTAGTGCTTCTGAAAATATTTGTTGACCGTTAAGTGTAACACCACCTAACATTGCAACACCATTAAATTTAGATAAGTTAGCACCCCATTGTCTTTTGATTAATGCTGTAGTGTATCTTTTTAAATAGATGTCATTATATACATCTGTCATAACCGTAGGATCTAATTTTCTAAAACACTCAATAACAAGATACTCGCCTACAGATATGTCATTTTTCCAATCCATATCTACGAATAATTTGTTATTGTATTGATTAAATCTAACAGGTTTTTCACCTACTAGTATGTGATCTAAAAAGTCTAAATGTCTTAATACCATATCATAGTGTATAATACTTGTAGATGAAAAATCATACAAGTCATTTAATCTTAACTGGTATCTAATATCAAATAAGTTTTGATTACCTCTATTTGATAATGGGAATATTCTTGTAACTGCTAGTACAGCTTCAGGTACAACGATAAAGTTGTTTGCTTCTGTCCATGCAGTAGTAACTGAATTTTTAGTAATACTTGAAGCAGTATCACCATCAGGTGACTTCATTCTGTCAACATCTGCTTGAGTTACTTTGTATTTAAGGTATGTTCTCTCAACGCCATCATAGTGATATTGAGCGAAATATTGTAACGCTTCATCAATTCTATCTTCGGCCTGATCGTCATCTACATTTATCTCAATAACAGGCTTGCCTAATGTTCTTAAAGCGTATTGTTTTAATTGTTCTCTCGTTGCTGGGTTGGCCATACTAATCCTTTTATACTATTTATACGATTATTAGGCGTTGCCAAGACGCAATTGTGGTGTGTCTAAAAATCGTTTTAGATTAATTGATTATTAACTTGCAGAACCAACAATTGTTTTAACAGCAGATCCACTTGAGTCATTAATTACTAATGTTACAGCACTAGCAAAGTGTGAAGATGTTATACCAGAAATCGTATTGTTTCCAGCAACAATTGTTTTATTTGTCAACGTTTTAGTGTTGTCAGTTGAGATAATATCAGAACCACCCAATGTAGCAGTTGTTGCTTCTAGGTTTGCAACTAGTGTAGCAACAGCGTAACCAGTACCACTAGTGTTTCCCGTAGTAGTAGGTGCAGCCTGATTGTCTTTAAATAACTTAAACTTACCATCACCTGCATCCCTAAACAAACCAGCATATAGGTCTTGCGATCCTGATGTGTCGTATAACCCATAGAATCCAATGTCAACAGCGTCTGAACTATTGTTTCCTGTTGCAAGGTTGATTAATGGATCTTCTACTGCCAATGTAGCAGTATTAACCGTTGTAGTATTACCAGATACGGTTAAGTCACCAGAAATTGTAACGTTAGCAGGTAATCCAATAGTTACCGTTCCTGAACTTTCAGAAACTTCAACTTCGTTACTAGTTCCAGCAAACGTCATTGTTCCGCCTAGAGCAACTGCTGTAGTATTAGAACCATCTGAAACCGTAATTGCAGAATTACTTAATGATGAATTACCAATGTTTGATAATGTGTTATCAGAACCACTAATTGTTTTATTAGTTAGTGTTTGAGTTGCAGCCAATCCAGCAAAACTTTCAGATTGTAAAGCACTATTAAACTCTGCTAAACTACCTGTTACCGTGTTACTTGCCAAATCAATTGTTTTGTTAGTCAATGTGGAAGCATGAGCATCCATAGTGATTTGGTCGTTGCCAGTTAACAATGGAAGAGTAACCGTTCTGTCAGCAGCCAATTCAGATACAGCAAATACGTATTGGTGATCTGCTGATGAGTCATTGATTTGTGGTGTTGTTAATACAGGACTTGTTAAAGTCTTGTTAGTTAAAGTTTGTGAACCTGTTAAAGTTGCAACCGTTGAATCGATAGCAAGTGTAACCGTAGTACCTGTAGCACTTGAATCTAATCCAGTACCACCAGCGATTGTTAACGTTTCTGAATCTAAATCAACATCAATTGTTCCAGAGTCAGACGTTATGTCCATATCTTGTGCTGTTAATTGTGAGTCAACATATGCTTTAATAGATTGTTGAGTTGCAAGTTGCGTAGCACTATCTGAAGCCATGTTGTCTTCATCTAGTATAGCAGAACCTGAAACAGCAGTATTTAATACGGCACTTGTTAATGTTTTGTTTGTAAGTGTTGCTGAGTTGTCATTCAACACTAATGTACCTGTTGCGTTAGGTAATGATATTGTTCTATCTGCTGTAGGATCAACCGTTGTTAATGTAGTTTCGTGTGCGTCATCTGTTGCACCTTC